TAGGGTTTAGGCTGCGGATTAGATGTCATAGGTTGTGGCACTGGAATTGTTATCAGAGCCGACCGCAGTTCAAGCCACTCGATATTAAGGGCATTTTCGGACAGTGGAATAGATGATATGGAAGGAGGAAGATACCATTGGGGAGAGCAAAGAAAAAAAGAGTAGCAAAAAGAAGAAAGCGTATGTTTAACAGAAACTCTATAAGAGCAAAAATGGGGAAACCTGTATTTTTCACTTTGACTCACTGCAATAAAAAGATGAGTGGTATCTCGAATAAATACAATTATAAAGCGAATATGCACAAGCTTTGCTTTGTAGGTGCACGTTTTTATAATGTAAAATATCAGGCCTCTATTATGACTGATTGTAATTATCGAGATGCAAATATCATTGGAGTGGATTATTTCAATTGCAACATGCGAGGAACATCGTTTAAAAATGCAAAATTTAAAAATGTGGTGTTTTTTAATTGTAATCTCAAAGGTGTAGATTTTACAGAGGCTAAATTTGAGAATGTTACATTTATTTGTACGAATCTTAAGAATCCCCAAAATCTTGATCTTGATAATCCTGAAATCAAGATTTTACGTACTTACAGACCGATCGACATAGATGATTTAGTTGAGAACAGATTATTAGCAGTGGCACAGAATGACTCGATATTTAATGCTAAGGTACTTCATGTAAATAAGAATAAACTAAACCAATGGACGCTGAGCTTGATTTATGAGAAATATGGTCTTGATGGAATTACTATGCTTAGTAAGATTTTAGGATATAAAGAAAAGTGGAACAATATGTATACTGTTTTTTCGTATATGTTGCTAATTGAAAATTGGAGAAGAAAATGATATAATAATATAGTCCTGCTCCGGAATCCAGAAATGGTGTATGCTAAATGTATAAATGAGGACATATAACGTTAGCAAGTATTCGAGGAGGGATGTCTATGATTAGTAATATCTTAACGGTTTTATCTTTTGTTGTATTATTGTTGAGCTCTGTAATTGATTGTAACTTCCTATCCCGATTACTCGGGGTTTCGAGCAACTAAATAAAAGAATGAAATAACCCTCCCGGCCATCATGGTCAGGAGGGTTTCGTGCGTCTATGGAATTATGCATCCACATCGATACTAACACCGGATTTCAATTCGACGGTGATGTGGTCATCCCAGATGGTGATCTGTTTGATCCAGCGTCGCACCAGTGATTCATCAAATTCGGTGAGGTGAGTAGTCTGCTGTGCGATATAATCCTGTAGGTCATTTATCCGCTTTATCTGCTCGTCTCTTGCGGCAGTGTCGACGGTGGTTTGCTGGCGCAGTTCACGAAGCCTGAATATTTCATCGGCAATTTCGTCATAGGCTTCTTTGCTCTGGGCCTTTTGGATGAGCTCCTGTTGCAGGGCCATCAGCTTTTCATCGATGTTCTCGACAGAAGTTGCCTGCGAAGCTCGGATGACTGAGGCAATGTTGAGCTGTAGCTGTGCCTGATAGCTACTTTTGTCTCCAAGCATCTGGTTGATTGCCTTGACGACAGCATCCTGAAGGACCAGCTCGTTAATGGTTCTGGCGTGGCATTCCAATCCGGTAGATTCCAGCCTGCTGATGCAGCGCCAGACGATAGATTTAACTCCACGATTGTTCCAGTGGAGCCTTCGGAACATTTCGCCGCATTCTCCGCAGATGACGATTTGGGAGAAACAGTGATTGCAGCTATAGCTACGTTTCTTGCCGTTGGCGCTGGTTTTGACCACTCGCCTGCGGACTAACTCTTCTTGAACCTGTAAGTAGATTTCCTTCGGAATAATAGCTTCGTGGTTACCTTCTACATAGTATTGAGGGACGAGACCGTTGTTCTTGACTCTGGTTTTGTTCAGGAAGTCTGTTGTGTAGGTTTTCTGGAGCAAGGCATCGCCGATGTATTTCTCATTGCGCAGGATCTTGTTGATAGTGCTAGTGTGCCACCTTTTTCCTCCTGCACCGGTAATGATACCGTCACGCTCCAGTCCGGCGGCAATCTTATCCATGCTGAGCCCTTCTAAATATTCTCGATAAATACGCTTTACGATTTCTGCCTGTTCTGGGTCGATGATGAGGTTGCCGTCCGCGTCCTT